AACCTAAAGAAACACCAACTGACACTAAAGCTTCAAAAATTGTAGCTAGAAAAACAGATTCAGAAGACGAACCTCAAGGTAGTGATGTAGCTAAAGCGTCTGATGAATTAGATAAAGAATTAACTGGTAAAGACGCTATTGTGCAAAAGTTTAACCAAGCTAGTGAAATTATTAAAAAACACAGAGCTAGAGTTAAGTCAGGTGAAAAATCAAAAGAAGATTTAAAAGCTACATTCCAATCATATTTAGCAAACCAATTAAAATTCCCAGCATCTTCTCAAGTTTATAAAGATTTGATGAATATATGGATATCTGAAGTAAAATAATATGACTTATTCAAAAACTATCACATGGTTATTATTAATAGGAATAATAGTATTTGTACTATTTGCTCCTAAATACTGTTCTACTACTAAAACAAAAACAGATACTTTTGAAACAATAGTCCATGATACTTCTTGGAACATTAAAAAAGAAAAATCAATAGTTTATACACCAGGTGAAACTCAGTATTTGCCTGGTGATATTATTTATATTCCTGTAGATACTAATGCTATTTTAGCAGATTATTACGCTAAACGCATTTATCATGATACTGTATTTATAGATAGTTTTGGTTTTGTAGCTATACATGACACTGTGTCTAAAAATAAAATAATAGCTAGACAAAATGAAAAAGACTATAAAATTCCTGTAGTAACAAAAACTATTACTAGAGAAATTCATCATTATGATGTTTATAGAAAATTATATGGTGGTTTTTTAGTTGATATAGCGGCTATAGGTGGTCAAGGTATCATAACTTATGAAACTAAGAAAAACAGATCTTTCCATGTTGGTGTTGGAGCTACATTAAATGGAGGACCTAGCTTTGTAGGAGGAATGAGTGTACCTATATGGAAGAGCAAGTAAATCAAAATTCCCAATTATCTGTAAAAGAAGCAATTATACAGGAACTTGCTAAATGCAAGAATGATCCTATATATTTTTGTAAAAAGTATTATATGATTCAACATCCTACTAGAGGTAGGGTTAGATTCACCTTATATCCTTTCCAAGAAAGTGTATTAAAACTTTATTTAAAAAATCAGTTTTGTATAATTAATAAATCTCGCCAGTTAGGTATTTCAACTTTAGCATCTGGTTATGCTTTGTGGTTAATGTTATTCAACTCAGATAAAAACGTGTTGTGTGTAGCTACAAAAACAGATACAGCTAAAAACATGGTAACTAAAGTAAAATTTGGTTATGATAATTTACCTAGCTGGATGAAGATAAAAAGTATAGAAAACAATAAATTATCTATACGACTAGCTAACGGTTCTCAAATGAAAGCAGTATCAGCAGCTGGTGATAGTGCGCGATCAGAAGCAGTATCATTACTGTTAATTGATGAGGCAGCGTTTATTGATAATATTGAAGAAGTATTCGTTTCAGCTCAACAAACCTTAGCTACTGGTGGTGGAGCTATTGTAATGTCTACACCTTATGGTACTGGTAACTGGTTTCATAGAACATGGGTTAAAGCAGAAGAAGGAACAAATAACTTTTTACCTATTCGCTTACCATGGACTGTACATCCTGAAAGAAGTCAAAATTGGAGAGATCAACAAGATGTTGATTTAGGTCCTAGAATGGCAGCTCAAGAATGTGATTGTGACTTTACAAATTCTGGTGATACAGCTATTGAACCTACTATATTAAGTTGGTATTTAACAACACAAGTTGCTGAACCTGTTGAAAAAAGAGGCATAGATTTAAATTTATGGATTTGGGAACGACCAGATTACTCAAAACAATATGCTGTATTTGCTGACTGTGCTAGAGGTGATGGTAAAGATTACAGTGCTTTTCATATTTTTGACATAGAATCTAATGTACAAGTTGGTGAATATAAAGGACACATTGGAACTCGTGATTATGGTCATTTTTTAGTTGGTATAGCTACAGAATACAACAATGCTTTATTAGTAATTGAAAACGCTAACGTAGGTTGGGATGTAGTTCAAACAGCTATTGAAAGACAATATCAAAATTTATATTACAGTCCTAGACAAGACGCAGCTTTAGTTAATGTAGAAATGTATCTTAACAAATACGAGTCAGGAGAAGGTATGGTTCCTGGATTTACTACATCACAAAGAACTAGACCGCTTGTCATTGCAAAAATGATTAGTTATATTCACGACAAATCAGTAACTATTCAGTCTAAACGCACAATGGAAGAACTAAGAACATTTGTATGGAAAAACGGTAAAGCGCAAGCTCAAGACGGATACAATGATGACTTAGTTATGTCTTTAGGTATTGGTTTATTTTTAAGAGACACGTCTTTAAAATACAAACAAACTGGTGATCAGTTAGCTAGAGTAGCTGTAGAAGGAATAGGCAAAATTAATCCATCTATGATAAACGGAAATTACAACGGATTAAACACATTTAATAACCCTTACCAAATGAATGACAATTACGGAAATGCAATTGACTTAAATTGGTTAATAAAATAAAAAAACATGGCAACTATATTTGATAGCTTAAAAAAACTATTTTCATCTGACGTAGTAATACGTAATGTTGGTGGAGATGAATTAAAAGTAATAGACACAGATCACATTCAGTCATCTGGTGTATTACAAACAAACTCAGTAGTAGACAGATTTAACAAAATATACACTACATCAGGTGTAGCTGCTTATGCTGGTCAAACTGCCATTAACTATCCATCAATTAGACCTCAGCTTTATAGTGATTATGAAGCTATGGATAGTGATGCTATTGTAGCTAGTGCTTTAGATATTATTTCTGACGAATGTACTTTAAGAAATGAAGCAGGAGAAATGCTTCATATTCGTTCATCTGATGAAAACATTCAAAAAATTCTATATAATTTGTTTTATGACATATTGAATGTTGAATTTAATTTATGGTCTTGGGCTCGTAATATGTGTAAATACGGAGATTTTTATCTTAAATTAGAAATTTCAGAAAAATACGGTGTTTACAATGTTATTCCTTTTTCAGCATTTAATATTTTGCGTGAAGAGGGAATGAAACCAGATAATCCATCTTATGTAAGATTTAAATATGATCCAGCAGCAGCTTCAGGAGCTTCTACATCAGCTGGTTGGGCTAGTTATGGTAACAACCAAGTTGAAGATGGTATTTATTTTGAAAACTTTGAAATGGCTCACTTTAGACTATTAAGTGATGTCAATTATCTTCCTTACGGTCGTAGTTACTTAGAACCCGCGCGTAAATTATTTAAACAATACATGTTAATGGAAGACGCTATGTTAATTCACCGAATTACGCGAGCTCCAGATCGTCGTTTATTTTACATTAATATTGGCAGTATTCCTCCTAATGAAGTTGACAACTACATGCAGCGCATGGTTAGTAAATTAAAGAAAACTCCATTTGTTGATCCTAATACTGGTCAATATAATTTGAAATACAACGTTCAAAACATGATGGAAGACTTTTATATTCCTGTTCGTGGTAATGACACTACAACTAAAATTGAATCAGTACCAGGATTAAATTATGAAGGTATTACTGACGTTGAGTACTTAAGAGACAAATTATTTGCTGCTCTTAAAGTACCTAAAGCGTTTATGGGTTATGAAAAAGACTTAACTGGTAAAGCTACATTAGCAGCTGAAGACATTCGTTTCGCTCGCACAGTAGAAAGAATTCAACGTATATTAGTTAGTGAATTAACTAAAATTGCTTTAGTACACTTATATGTACAAGGTTATGATGGTGAAGCTTTAACAAATTTTGAATTAAGTTTAACAACACCATCAATTATATATGATCAAGAACGCATAGCTTTAATGAAAGAAAAAGTAGATTTAGCTAAACAAATTCAAGAATCTAACTTAATGCCTTCTGATTGGATTTATGATAATGTGTTTCATTTCAGTGAAGATGAAATTGATGAATATCGTGATTTAGTTATTGAAGACAAAAAACGATTGTTTAGAATGAAACAAGTTGAAGAAGAAGGAAACGATCCCGCTGAAACTGGTCAAGCATTTGGAACACCTCATCAATTAGCTACATTATATGGAACAGGTCGTTATACAAGTTCACCAAACGCACCTAGTGAAATTCCTTTAGGATATGATGAAAAACAACCTAACATTGTAAAAATGTCTGGTCGTCCTCAATCAAAAGTATCTACAATTGACACACAAAAATCACCATTTGGTAAAGACAGATTAGGTAGAAAAGAATACAGTGCTCCAGAGCAAGGTGATGCTAAATTAGGTAAAACTCAATATAAAGGAGGTTCACCTTTAGCATTAGAATCTACACAAGCTATTTATCTTCAAAACAAAAACACACTTGATGGTTTGTCTCCTTTCAGAAAAATTAATTTATTTGAAAACAAAGACAATGATGGATTATTAAGTGAAGATAATATCATGTCTCTTTAATTAACTATATATTTATTAGCAGATTCTAGCATGCAAATAAAGCACTCAAAGGTAAAGAATACCGGTATTATATTTGAATTACTAGTACGTCAAGTCACTAATGATGTACTGACTAAAGGTGACTCACCTGCGGTTAAAATTTTAAAAAAATATTTCTCAAATACCGAACTAGCTAAAGAACAGAGACTGTATAATTTAGTTAATAATAGTGAAAAACTAAATGACTTAAAAGCAGAAGCTGTATTAAATACATTAGCAGAAACGGCCGTTAAGATCAGTGTTGATCAAATCAACAAAGAAAAATACAACTTAATTAAAGAAATAAAAAAACACTATAACTTAGACAGTTTTTTTAAAAATAAAATCTCTAATTACAAAACATCTGCTGCTATCTATACATTATTAGAAAGCTACAGAACAAACAAATACATTGATCCTAAACAAGTTATTAATAATAAAATTACTCTTTTAGAACACTTAACTCAAAAAGAAATAATTAATACTGAAAACGAAAACATAAAGAACTTATTACAAGAATCTAAAGACATTCGTATTTTAACATATAGATTATTAATTGAAAAGTTTAACAATAAATACAGTAATTTTAATCCACAACAAAAATTAATACTAAAAGAATACATCAATAGTATTAATGATGCTGTTAAGTTAAAAGAAGTAATTAATAATCACTTTAACTATTTAAAAATTAATTTAAATAGTCATGTTGAAAGAATAAGTGATCAAACAACTAAAATTAAAATTGAAGAAAGCATTAAATTAATTAAACCAGTTCAGAAAAATGAATTACCAAAAGAAGAACACTTAATTAATTTGCTCCAATATTATGAGTTATTGAGTGAAATTAAAAAAATACTCTAATGAATAAAAAGGAACTTCAAGAAAAAATAAAAAAATTTGTTAGTAAACGTGTAAAAGAAAACAACGTTTCAACAGGTGCTGGTGGTTATCTTACAAAATATGCTTACGAAAAACCACCTAAAGAACAATTCCAACCTGCTGTATTTGCTAAAGGTGCTAAAGACTTGTCAGCTTATAAAAATGCTGGTTATAGAGAAGTAAAACCTTCTGAAATGATTGACGCTAAGTATTTGTGGAGAGAAAACATTAATCCTAAAGACACTATTAAAACAGATGTGCCTTTATTTATACGTTTGTTAGAGTATGCTCGTGAAGATGCTAAAACAGACATGGATTTACATAATGTAACTGAAA